AGTAACATCTCCTATATTAAGAATATATCTACCATATTTATCAATACCTCCAATAACTTCACTAGAATCACTTATTACATCTATCCAACCTTGTACCCTTTTACTTATTTTAGTGGGTACACTTGCACCCCCATATAGATAAACTCCTGCCCTGTTGTACCATATCAACCTACTCTCTGATTCTTGAATAGTTCTACCATTAGTCGTTCCTCCTGTTGATGGTATAAGGGTAAAAGCATAACCATCATACTTACCTACCTTGTTCTCTGAAAATACATACAAATAACCACCATAAACCTTTAATCCTGTTATTGGTTCTCCCATATCATCAATAAGGTCGTTAGCAGTATCAAAAGTATCTTCCCCTTCTGGACTAAATAGTATTCTTTGAGGATAAGTAGTTCCATTTACATCAACATTTCCTAAATACAATCTAGCTTTGTAATATGCTAAGTGTTTAGCTTTAATTCCTGCTACCCTTGCAACACTCGTACCATTGTAAAAAGATAAATCAGTAGTCAATTCTTCTGTATAATAAACTCTCTCTTCTCCATCTATAAAGGCGTTTATACCTTCTACATCCACTCCTGAACCCCCAGAGAAAGCATTTCCACTTACAGCAGTCCAAGCTGAACCTGTGTACTTAGAGAGAACTGTACCCCATGATTTAAGTAAGGTATGAGTTCCATCCTCTTGGTCAAACATAAACAACCCCTTAACCTTTCCTGTACCTCCACTACCTGCTAAGGCACTAAATCCTGTACTCTTTCTTAATTTTCCAGGGACTTGAAAGTCTGTATTGATTGAAAAAGGAGATTCATTTCCTCCTACATACATTGGAGAACTATAATCATTTATTCCTCCCCCGAAATTATTGTATTGTATTCTTATTGGTTGTGCCATTTTCTTCCTTTTTATATTATATCATTGAGCTTTTAAATATTAACCAGAGTAAGATAGCTACAACCCACTCCTTACATAACAAAACTATTCCAAACCCTGTTAGTATTCCTAGAATGTAAAGTATAAGTTTTAATAGTGTGTTTCTCATTTTGGTTAGTTAAATTAAAGGCTATGTTAATTGTCCTATTGCCATCCAAGTGTAAGCATAACTATAAGTGCTATTAAAATTTGCTGTTTGGTGTCTTAATGTTGCTCTAAAATTACTAGTTGTTATAGTATCTGCGGATGTAGTTACTTGACCTCTAGCAGTAAAATCGTCTAAAGAATCTGGAGAACTAGCAGTTGTTGCCCCTGCTACAAATGTCATTAAAACTATAGGAACCTCACTAAAAGTTATTCCAAAAGTTACAGTTTCATTAACAAGGTCTGAATCAGCACCAGTAATTTGTCCCCACCCAGTAAGAATTACTACATTTTCCTTGTAACTATTTGATGTGTCATCCTGTCTTAAAACAGCTGTTTTGACTAATTTGTTTGTAGCAGGGTTTAATACCAAATGGTCTGTTGAGTTAATCTGATTTATTGTGGGAGTAGTTAATGTCTTGTTAGTTAAAGTTGCCGTTACTGAGTCATAGTAACTCTTAATTGTTGCTTTAAGATTTGCCCAAGTTAATTTCTTTAATACATTAGCAGCCGCACTGTCTATTAAAGGTAAAGTGTCTGCATCTACTGGTGTAGTCTTTCCTGCTACCCCCACTATTGAAGAGGCTATATTTTCTGCATCTGTTACATCTGCACTTTCCTCTATAGTTCCTAGTTTAGTACTACTTGTAGAATCAAAACTAATCTTATCATTATTAGTAGCTGTATCACTTTCTATTGTGTCTAAATCTACCGCTTGGGTTACTGAGATATGTCCTACTTTTGTCTGATCTGCATCCGTATAGTCATTATGGCTCTTTACATAGGTTGTGCCATTTGATATATCATCTAAAGTTCCTGTTAAATCTCCTAGTGCAAAATCACTTCCTACTTGGTCTCCTGTATTTGTACCCGATAAAGTTGTATCTCCAGTTAAAGTAATAGTCCTATCTGAATCACCAGTAGAGATTCCTAAAGTCCTTTGCATAGTTAAGTCAGACAATGGAGCAATAACTAAAGAATGAGTTCCATCTGTATCATCAATATGTAATCCTGTGTTAGGTAAACTAAGGTTTCCAGTCATAGTTCCACCTGTTTTCATCAAAGCCCCTGCACTTGTTACATTAGCAGTATCTGTTACATCTGCTAATGCTTCTATACCATCTAGTTTTGTTTCGTCAGCTGTTAAGAAAGACGCTGTAGTAGCATCTAAAACTGCTGAATGTGCTTGTACATCAGTCCCAATTACTAATCCCAAATCACTTCTCACCTCTGAATAACTTCTACCTTCAATATCTGTTCCATTAACAAACTTAGCAAAGTCATTGTCTACTGGAGTACCAGAGGTACTTACATTACCACTTCCTGCCGGTGTCTGCCAAGTTATATCTGTACCATCACTCATTAAGGCTTGTCCATTAGTTCCTATTCCTAGCCTCGCTGTTGTGTTAGTAGCATCTCTTACTATAATATCTCCTCTTGTTGTCATAGGGTCTGAGAATCCCCCAGAAGAAGCCGCCCATTTCATACCTCCAGACTTTGTACTATCTGCTGTTAGAACATAATCGTTAGTTGGTCCCTCGTCTAGTTTAAGATTGGCTTCGTCTACTACGTTGTCTGCTATTGTCAAAGCTCCACTGCCTTCTACTTCTCCTGTATGAGTAGCATTTGTTACTTTGTCATTATTGGTAGCTATGTCGCTCTCCATTGTGTCTAAATCAACTGCTTGGGTGACTGTAATGAAGTCTGTTTTAGCCTCTATGTCATCTATATCACCAGCATTTATTGCTATTCCACTTATATCTTGGTCTCCTGTGTTAGTTCCTGAGGTATTACCCACCACAGTATGTTCTGCATTTGTTAAATGATAATATTCATCTACCGTGCCACCTTGTAACCCACCTAAATGATTGTGATTTGAGGTGTCTGTTCCTGTAAATATAGTGTCACTTACCATTTGAATATTAGCAAAACTACCTCCTGATTGTGGAGTAACTATTTTTCCTACTAAAAGCCCAAAGTTTTTCAAGTGGTCTG